CTACCCATTAACCATTTACCTCCAACTTTTGAATCTTCATACATTTTATCCAATAAAGACGGCATATATATATACATTGAATATTAAAAATATACTTAAAACTGTCTTAATAATTAAAAATATATGAAAATAATTCATACACCACAATATGATTTCCATAATGTTCTAATCCGACCTAAAAGAACAACCATTTCTTCTCGAAGTCAGGTTGATTTAGAAAGAGAAATAACCTTTAAATATTCAACACAAACATGGAAAGGTGTACCTATTATTGCTGCAAATATGGATACAACGGGAACATTAGAGATTTATGATGCATTACATAAACATAAAATGATTACATGTCTAAATAAGTTTTATACGGTTGCCGATTTTAAAAAAAGACATCAACTCTCTCCATTAAATCCAGATTATTTTATGATCTCAACCGGTATAGATGAAAGTACCTTTTCTGAATTATATGATATTGTTACATGTACAAATGCAAAATGGATTTGTGTGGATGTTGCAAATGGATATATGCAACAAGTGGTTGATTATTGTCATAAACTGAGAGATTCTTTTCCTGATAAAATAATTGTCGCTGGTAATGTAGCAACTCGAGAAATGGTAGAGGAACTTATCATTAATGGTAAGGTAGATGGTGTAAAGATTGGTATTGGTCCCGGGAGTGCTTGTTTAACTCGATTAAAAACTGGTGTTGGTGTACCACAATTAAGTGCAATTATAGATTGTGCTGATGCTGCACATGGATGTGGTGGATTTATTATAGGGGATGGTGGGATCACTTGTCCTGGGGATATGTCAAAGGCATTTGGAGGTGGGGCTGATTTTGTAATGTGTGGTGGGGTATTTTCAGGACATGATGAAAATCCTGGTGAGGTATCTGAGGAAGTACAGTCAAATGGAGAGAAAAAGAAATTTAAATATTTTTATGGTATGAGTAGTGAATTAGCAATGAAAAAACATTATGGTTCGATGGAGAAATATAGATCATCTGAAGGGCGAGTTATTAAGGTTCGATATAAAGGACCATTGGATAATACAGTTTTAGATTATTTAGGTGGAATAAGATCAACATGTGCATATATTAACGCTCATAAAATAAAACATATGAGTAAATGTGTTACTTTTGTGGTGGTAAGTCAGCAATTAAATTCACATTTAATTTCTCAGTAAAGAAATTAAGCATAATATCAATTATAAGATGAAATTAAGGATCAATTATAATTTATTATAATAATAAATTATATATAATGAGAGAAATACTTTTTATTTTAGGACTTATATTGATGTTTGGATTTATTATTTATCATTTTTATGTTGATTTTACAAACTATAAAAACTCATACACATTGAAAATGGGTGGAGTATTCGCAGAGGGTATGGAAAATCCACAAAATAATTATCAAAAAGTAACAGATCAACCTATTATTGTTCAAGAACAGCAACAAGAAGAACAACGTAAAGTAATGGTTGATAATAATAATATGGCATCTCAACCAGATATGGAAAATGATTATGCAAGTATTGAAAATCCCAGAGATTTTTCAATATTTAACAAAGATATAATGAAAAAAGTATTAAACAGTAAACATTTAATTCCCGGAGATATTAATTTAGCCGAAGAAAGCCAAACAAATTATATTAGGGTTGGCAAGAGTTTTATAGAAGAAGTATCCATTATTCGCAATTTTTCTATTCCGGATATTGATGAAACCGATTATGAGACATTGGGAAGATTTGTAGTCAAACTTAAATCAGAAAATATATCAGAATCGCAAAAACAAGTCTATACACAGAAAGTTTTGAAAGATGTCTATGAAATGTTAGCAAGTTCAAGTTTATCAACCAGTTCTGTTGACGGAGAGAATGAACCTATACAATCTACCACAAAACGTATAACAGGAATGTTTGGAGACAATAGTAATTCAATGATGAAAAAGAAACTGCAATTGGCTGGTGTACCAATGGACGACGCCAAATTTACAGACACATATAAACCCGGAAAAAACGAAACAAAGGTACAACCATATAATTCAGCATGGAGTATATTCTAAATATAATTTAGTAAAATTTAATATATTATTAAATTATATATGTTTTTTTATTTAGCACTAACTATTATGGTAATTTATACATTATTTTTCTTTTATATGGACATCAGTAATTATTTAAATACTGGTGGGACTTTTGGAGAAGCAATGACAAATATACCAACTGATACGAATGCTGGAGAGGACGAACTTACAAATTTTATTGAAAGTAATCCCAATTTAAAACAAGCAATTGAATCTGGGAAACCAGATTTTATGAAAGGGATCATGTCTGCTATACCCAGTTTAACAAGTGCTTATACTAAATCTAAACCTGATTTAGATAAAGCACAGCCACATTTAGATTCGGCTTATAAAAAAGCAAAAGTAGATTTAAATAAAGCACAACCACATTTAGAGTCGGCTTATCAAAAAGCAGAACCTGATTTAAATAAAGCATTTGACAATTCGTTTAATGATTTAAACGAAGCATATCAGAAATCAAGACCTTATTTAGGTAAAGAAGTTATGCAAATTGGAGAGAAAATTAGAGGTGTACCTGCATCTGTAACAGAAAATGTCATGTCTAAAAATCTAAAACTCAGTAATGCTTCACAATCTAGCGATACCCCTGTTGCTACTCAAGAATTTTCAACTCAAGATACTAATTTCAGTCGGTTATCCAATGGTTTTATTATCAAGAAAGGTAAAGAAACATGTCCAAATGGTTGTCTAGCCCCTCAATATGACAATGATATGTGTTCAAATGAGATATTCGAAGGGAAGTCTTATCGCAATTGTCCATGGGTAAGTGATGGTAATATAGATAACAGCGCATGCAATGATTGTGGTGCAGTATTGATACCTAAAAATAAATTTGGTTATGCCAGAACTAGACCAGGACTTTTTACCGACAAATCTCTTAAAATGGCTTTATCATCATGTCAATTGGATAAAGCATCTGAAAATTTGGATTATACGCAAATTGGTATGGATTTTATGGATGATTTATCAAGAATTAAGGGATTTAGAGAACCTAGATTAAAAGACAGCGAATATGTAACCATTGGAAGAATTGTATATAAATATGATATGGATAAAATCAATGCATCTTTATATAAAAATCGTTTAACAACTGTACTTAATAATGTATTAAACGCTTCAAACTTAGGAAATTCAATTGCAACTGGAAAACATAGAAGACGTAGAAAATGTGGACAAAGTGAGCATAATAATGCAAAAGTTAATGAACTTAAAAGTATTATGGGAGATTTAAAATATCAAGGAGCAGTTGATGGTGCTACTCATGAGATGAAATCCGATAATCGCCTAGGAGGTTCAAAAACTGCATATACAAAAAATTATCAACCGGTTGATCCTACCAAATCACCCAAACCTTATGATGCTATTTGGTCTCACTAAAAACAAGAAACAACTTGTACATATCACACAAACCTTATATTTAATTCGCTTTGATATTAAATATAAGATGTTCAATAAATACAAGATGGAGAGATTTATTATACGAAAAACGACTCGCAACATTAAATTGAAAAAAGATATGGAAACTAAAATAATTAATAAAATGGAAGATACGGAAGAAGTTATAGATGTTAAAGATATTGAAATGGATATAGAAGAATATGTTAGTGAAGAAGATGAAAAAGAGCCAATAATTGTATATACAGATGGGGCATGTTCAAATAATGGAAGATCTAATGCAAGAGCAGGTTTCGGTGTTTATTTTGGAAAAGATGACCCTAGAAATGTGAGCGAGGCCTATAAAGGACCACAAACAAATAATGTAGCAGAATTACTGGCAATCATAAAAGCACTATCTATTCTTAGACAAGAGATAGATAATGGTGAAAAAATTATTATTTATTCTGATTCAAAATATTCTATTCGGTGTTGTACAGATTATGGAGAGAAATGTGAAAAGAAAAATTGGAAAAAAAAGAAATTTGAAGATATACCGAATGTTAAAATAGTGAGAACTGCTTATTTATTTTGTAAAGGTAAGAAAAATATAGAATTTATTCATATTAATGCACATACAGGATTACAGGATCGACATAGTTTAGGGAATGAAAATGCTGATCGGTTGGCAAATTTGGCTATTGGACAAACACATTGTGCCTATAAAACAAAACAAACAAAGATTTATTTGAATGTGCCTTATGGAGAAAAAGACGAGGCCAAAGGATGGGGTGCTAGGTGGGATGCCGGTAAAAAAAAATGGTTTATTGAGAATAATAACAAATTTAAAATTCAAGCAATGGCTAGATGGGCATCGTAATTACCATCCGGAATGGTAAGGAATATCTTGTTGATCATTGTCAATCCATGGTTGCTGTTCAGTTTCTGCGCTATCTACCGCATCCAATACTTCATCCAATACTTCATCCAATACTTCATCTACTTCATTTTGAATTTGCCCCTCATGATCATCAAATTGTAAAATCTCATCTCCCTCATGATCATCAAATTGTAAAATCTCATCTACTTCAGACGTTGTATAAATTGCTTCAATATCGCCTTCTGTCCCATCTTTTAGTTTTCTATACCAGGTACCCGATGAATCGATTCGTTGTGTTGCACTCCATCCATCACTATATTTATAATGTTGTTGAAAAGATGCATGCGATTGGCCATTTGCCGGAGTGAAAAATGCCCAGATAAATTTATTTTTTTTATCATCCACTGGAAGAAGTGGATTATTATCTAGTTGATTTCTTTGTGTAACATAATAATTGTTTATTTTTTCATAAAATTCATCATAGAATGTTTCAAATTTAGGGATGCCGCCAAATTTTAAACTAGTTGCCATAACATCTTCCAGTGTTTCAAGTATATGTTCCAACGAATTATTATTTACCAAATACTCCATAGATAAATTTGTCTCTGAAATATTATTCGTTTTTAGAAATAGTAATAAGTCAAACCATTGTTTATGTGTAATTCTAAAATCCCGTAAAATAGTAGCATAGCCATTATCCATTTTTAATTTATAACAAAATACATTGTCATCATCTGTTATACCAAAAAGTTTCTTGAGAATATCAGCACCTTCTAATTGTGGGCAATTTTTTAGAAATTGCAAATCAATCAATATAACTGGGTTATCTCCTACAGAACTGGTGATTGATTGGATACAATTTAGGGTCGTCATAGTATTCATTATAATAGATGAATTCTATATCAAATAAACACTTCAATTTTAAAACTTAAACTTAAACTTTTGGAAAAAGTTTATTCAAAAAAAAAGTTTAATAGTTTTATTTAAAAAAATAAAACTTTTATAAAAAGTTTAGTTTTTGAATAAACTTTTTCTAAAAGTTTAGTTTTTGAAAACTTTTCCTGAAAAGTTTAACGAGCATTCATTAATCCGATTCGTCCACCTTGAACAATGATAACATTGTATCTCTCTTCAAATATTCGTAAATCAAAATTATATTCGTTTAAAATTGCACTCGTTTTGCGAAATCCGATCGCATTACCATTCATATCACAAATGAACTCCACATTACTTCCTTCAGGTGTAAAAGGTGTTTCAATAGTATTAAACTCAAACGCAATTGTTTTAAATTTGTTTACATTCATAGCACCGCTTGGTTGATATTCTTTACGATTGCTATCTAAACAGAAATTATAGCAATATAATCCTCTCTTTGCGCCACCAGTTGTCCTGGCATATTTTTCAATATAGTCGTATACACCAGCATCTAGTATTTTCTCTCTGTAAACCCCATCCATAGAAATACCCAAATCAATAAGTATATCTCTCAAATTCATAGGATAATCATTTGTGATTACACCATCATTTTTCTCTCCAATATTACCAGTAATAAACATTCTTGCCGGATTTGGCATACTTTCATTAGAAAATAACGATACTTGCATCGGCTTTACATTATTATAAGGCCAATTTGTGTAATTAGACCATTCATTTCGTAAATAAGCATCATTACGTCTAAACCTCCACATATAATCTTTAATCATGTCTTTACTTTCAATTTCAACAATTTGACTTCCAGATACATCTAAAAAATTATAAGTATATAATTGCGTAATAAGTATATTGTGTTGTTCCGCAGCCATTATTCGTCTTTCATCTTGACCCAGAAATACATATGTTCCTGATAAATGAATATCTGTTTTCCAATCTGACACATTTTTATTATAAAGACTTGTGTCTGCTGTTTCATTGTAAGGCGCTTGTAAAAATCTCCACATCTGATGATCCAAAACATTTTTATTGGGTCGTGTTCGATATGATAATCCATTGGGATTAGGAACTTCATTTACATTATTAATTGTATAAAGATCCATAATTGGTTTGAATTCAATACGAATTGATATTTCCTGGTACTGAAGTGCCACCAGAGGCAATGCTGTTTTACTTGTATGACAGAAAAATGCCTCAATCGGAATATATATTCTTCTTCCTCGTATAGAAGGTTCAATATCTAATCCAACAGTAGTAAAGTGACAATTAGGATATACATTCACATTTCCATGTGCATTAGCAGGATCATTTATTTCCGAGATATTTCCCGTCATTTCATCCCATAAATCTTTTTTAGCATTACTGTAATCTC